ACTGAATCATGGTCACAAAGGTAGCTGTTCCCACTAACCCCGAAGACCTCCGCGCGTTCCTGGACGACCCGGTCAAGATTCAGGATGTCTTCGACGATCCCGCCAAGGCGGCGGCATTCATCGAGTCGTATAGCAAAGCGGCTACGGCCGCCGATCCCGAGCTCGGGGAACAGGCAGAGGGGGCGAAGGCGAAGGCTTTCGTGAAACTCCTGGAGGAAAGTGGCTTCGTCAAGCAGCCGGTGGGCCGCATGACCAGGCTACCCATGAGCGAGGGGCAGCACAACGATTCACTACGTGGCTCAAAGGCCATGTACAACCACCTGGGCGCCGACCGCAAGACGCTCCGGCAGATCGCGGCCACCGGACAGGGGCCCGGCGTTGGTATGGAGGGCTGGGGAGAAGCCGGGCTGGACGAGTTCCTGCTGGCCTCTCTGAGGTCGATCTTCACACAGGATCAGAAGGACGCCCGTCTCAAGGACTTGTCCGAGACGATCTCCGGTGACGGTGGCCTTCTGGTCCCCGAAGAGTTCCGGGCCGAGCTCCTGATGATCGCGCTGGAAGAGGCAGTGATCCGGCCCAGGGCTAGGGTGATCCCGATGGGATCGGCAAGCCTGCGGTTCCCCTCGATCCGAGACACGTCCCATGCGACGAACGTCTTCGGTGGCGTGTCCGGTACTTGGGTAGCAGAGGGGGGGACCGTCTCCTCGACCACCAACCAGCCGACGTTCTCAGCGGTCCGGTTGGTGGCGAACAAGCTGACCGCCTATTCGGTCGTCAGCAACGAGCTTCTGGGGGATTCGGCAATCTCGCTGGAAGCCCTGATCCTGGCATTGTACCCGCAGGCGATCGCATACTTCGAGGACGACGCCTTCATCAACGGCACCGGCGTGGGACAGCCCCTCGGCATCCTGAACGCCAACGCCCTGATCTCCATCGCGAAGGAGACCGGTCAGGCGGCCACGACCATCGTCTGGGAGAACATCCTGAACATGTACTCCCGGATGTTGCCCGCGAGCATCAACCGGGCGGTCTGGATCGGACACACCGACATCTTCCCCCAGTTGGCGACCATGGCCCTGAACGTCGGGACCGGGGGTGGGGCGGTATGGCTCTCAAACGGAGTGGGGGCGCCGCCGGTGAGCATCCTGGGGCGGCCGGTCATATTCACCGAGAAGGCGCAGACCCTCGGCACGGCCGGTGACCTGTACTTCGTAGACCTCTCCCACTACCTGATCGGGGACCGGCAGGCGATGACCATGGCGCGGTCCGAGCATGTGAACTTTACGGCGGACCAGATGGTGTACCGCTTCATCCAGCGCCTGGATGGCCGCCCGTGGCTGACGTCGGCGCTGACCCCGAGAAACGGCTCGAACACCGTTAGCCCATACGTCGCCCTGGCAACCCGCTCGTAGGCGACCTGAAAGCCAGCTACTAGCTAAAGGAGAAACGACAATGGCATCCGAATCGATGCTCGGAAACTTGATCGACATCATCCAGGGCTTCCCAACTGTTGACCTCGACACCGCCGGGGCCAGCGCCGACTGGCTCAGTATGAAGAACGTCTCCTCGGTGATCGTTCTCTTTGAGTCGGGTATCGGTACAGGGGGAGATGACCCGGCCCTCGACTTTGAACAGGCCCTCAACAACTCTGGCGGTAGCGGCAAGGCACTGAGCCTGCCGACCGTCGCGAGTACCCGCGTTTGGAAGAAACAGGCCGCGACGAGTCTGGCGGCTGTGACCTCGTGGTCGGACGCTTCGGGCGATGTCTCAACCGCCCAACTTACCCATGCTGAAGGCGCAGAACAGAGCCAGATGTACGCTGTGGAAATCTACCCCGGCGACCTGGACGTTGCCAACGGCTTCGACTATCTCCGGGTCACCATCGACGATGACATGTCCAACACTCAGCCCGGATGTCTACACTACATCGTCAGGCCCATGTACCCGTCCAAGCCTGACGGCGCGATTACGTTCCTGTCTGACTCGTAGACCCTCAGCTAGCAATTCTCATGGCGTAGGCCCCCAGGGGAGACCTCAAATCCCTTGGGGGCTAACCTGAATCGGAAGGTGAACAAATGACGCAGCGACAGATCGAAGACGACATAGTTCCCGTACAAGACATCAACGTCGCGGTGATCGACCTGCCCGGTGGTGTGAAGGGCAACGGATACCAATGCCCTAATTGCTCGTTGACCCACATCGACTGGGACAACGAGAAGGATGAGTCGGTCAAGGTGCCCGACGAGTGCGGCCGGTGCGGCTGTCCGATGGACACAGAGCTCGGGAAGGTGTTTACCAATGAGCATTCAAGGCTCACGCCGAAGGCCCGGCTTGAGAGCACAGTGGCCGCAGAGGCCGTTGCAGAGGCTAACGCAATTCTCGCCAAGGCGGATGAGGCACGGCGAGCCGCCGAGGCCGCTCTCGCCGCAGTCAAGGAAGCCCAGGCAGAGCCCGTCAAGGCCGGGAAGTAAAGAGCTCGACGGGCCCCCTGTCGACAAGCAGGTGAAGCGGCCGGTCGTGGCAAAGTAGCGCAACAAGGGAAGCCAACCCCGAAAAGCGAAAAGGAGATAGGTGATGGCCAAGACAAGAACCGGTACAATCTCGCCCCTATTTTATAAGAAGGTTTCAGGGGCGCTTCCTGTGATCCTCGATGCTTCCGTGTTTCCGGGCAACATCTTCTTCGTTGACTCCGGGGACGGGAGTGATACGGAGGGTTATGGCTCCCATCCCGACACACCATACGAGAGTCTCGACTATGCAGTGGGTCGCTGCACGGCGAATCAGGGCGACGTGATCTTCGTTTTGCCGGGTCACTCCGAGACCCTGTCGGCTGCGGGAGCCCTAGACCTCGACGTGGCAGGGATAACGATCATAGGAGTTGGAGAAGGCGCTGATCAGCCGCTTTTCACGCTGGACACAGCCACCACCGCCGACATCGATGTCGATGCGGCCTCGATCACGGTTATCAACTGTCACTTCTCTGCTAACTATGCCGACATCGCCGTCTGTTTCGACGTGAACGCCGCCGACTTCACGGTCCGAAAGTGCAGGTTCACCGAGACGGCGACGAACATGAACTTCCTCGTCTGTGTCCAAGACGCATCGGGTAGCACCTCGGATCGCATCACAATTGAGGATTGCGTGGCGGTTGGGCTTCTCGACGCCTCCAACACCCACTTCGTGAACCTCGCCGGAACCGGAACTGGGCACAAAGTGGTGCGGAATACGCTAACGGGCGACTGGGGCACCATGGCGATCGGTGGGGCAGGGGTCGTCACCTTCTGCGAGATCGCTGATAACGTGATAATGAACGAGGCATCAGACAACGACGCCTGCATCAATGTGGCGGCGACGGCCACCGGGATCATCGTTAGGAACCTCTGCGGAGGTGCCGCTGCCCAGGCGAACGGAATCACGACAGGGAACTGCCTCGCAGCCGAGAACTATTACGGCGTCCATACCGAAGACCTCTCGGCGATCCTCGATCCCGTAATCACCTAAGACAGGCGGGATGATGAAGACCTGCGAGACATGTGGCGAGCAAGCCGATCCTGGGGCCCGGCAGTGCCATCGGTGCAGCAACTGGTTTGATGAGGCCACTTGGGTCCAGTCTGCGGGCCTGACCTGCAACATCTGCGGAGAATCATTCGACACGGTGAGAGGCGTGGGCATCCACAAGCGGGTACATAGATAAATGGCAGGAACAGTCACACAGACGCATACCAAACGCGGGCCGATCGGACTGGTCACTCTGACCTGTACGGGGGATGCCAGCGACGGCAGTATCCCGAACACGAACTTCGTGCCGAAGATTTCCGGGAAGATCATCGCGATCGAGACCAACCCTGGCGCCACCGCTCCCACGGACAACTACGACATCGTTATCGATGATGCAGACGGACACGATGTACTGGAAGCCGCGGGTGCCAACCGGGACACGGCGAACACCGAGAAGACGGCCGTAGCCTTCGGCACCTACTTCGGGTCGCCGGTGAGCGTGGAGGACGTTCTCACGCTCAAGATCACGAACCAATCGGTCAACGCCGCGATCATTGTGGTGAAGGTCTATTACGAGGGCGAAGGCGAAGCATAGATAAGCCTTGGCGGGGGCCCGGCGGGACTGTTCACCTCTCGCTGTGCCCCCGCTGGGATAATCGGGGAGTAGCAAGTGCCCTGGGGACAGCTAAAGGACATCCTGGACGACAACCGCGAGGTGATCCGTGCTGAGAAGCGCGACCCCCCGGTCTCTTGCCCGATCGACGGCGAGCTCTTGGATGTCCACGCGGACGGGCGCCGCAACTGCCCTCTCGGGAATTATGGGTGGGCCACGGGTCTCGTAACGACCCCTTCGCAGAGCTAACTTACTGACAAGCCGAACGCTACCTAGAAAGCATGGTGGGGTGAGGAATGTCGAACTGGTGGGTCAGCCGAGAGGCTGTCAAACGTGCCATTGAGTACAAGGGCACGGAACGCAATATCTTCATCGACGCCGCGATTGAGGGCGTCAGTCGTTCTATAGAGCGCAGCCTGCGCCGATTCTTCATCCCCCGTACTGAGACCCGCCTCTACCCCTGGCCGCGCCGCGTCTTTGCCGGACGTGGCACTGAGATTCACCTCGATCAAGACCTGATAGCGGTCACGACCCTCAAGACGAAGGCCCAGGACAGTTCCCCCACGACGATCGGTGCGTCTGACTTCTTCGTGGAGCCCAACAACGAAGGACCGCCGTACAGCCGCATCGAGATCGACCTGAGCTCCTCCGCTGCCTTTGAGGGCGGAGACACCCCCCAGCGGTCAATCAGCGTCCTTGGGCGGTGGGGCTATAGCGAGGACACCCTGTCTGTCGGCACCGTCGCCTCTGGCCTCGACTCATCTGCGGCGGCGACGTCCTTTGTCTGCTCCGACGCTTCCTTGATCGACGTGGGGGACACCCTGCTCATCGAGTCCGAGCAGATATTCGTGTCCGAGAGAGCCAACGCCGCCAACGGTAGTGACCTGGTGAACATGGCCGGTAACATCGCGGCGGACATGGCGATCATCGCCATCACCGTAGATTCGGGGGCTCTCTACAACGCCGGAGAGGTGATCCTGATTGACTCCGAGAGGATGTACATCGAGTCGATCAGTAGCAACGTACTTACGGTCCTACGGGCCTATGACGGCTCGAAGCTGGCGACCCATACCGATGACACCGCTGTGAATGTTTTCCGCACGTTGAGCATAGAGCGTGGCCGTAACGGGACCACGGCGGCCATACACGCGGACACGACGGGCATCTCGAAGTATGAGCCCGAGGCCGACATCGTACAGGTTACCAAGGCCTCGGCGATCGCGGTCTTGATGCAGGAGCGGTCCGGCTGGGGTCGCGAGATTGGGACGGGCGAGGGGTCCCGTGAGTGGAAGGGTGCGGGGCTCAAGGCCCTCCGCGACCGGGTCTATGCTGATTATCGGCACGTCAAGATACGGAAGACCGGGCCCCTGTTCGGGCGGCCCACGGCCATGGTGCGCCGTGAGTTGAACGGCATGATCCGGGACGTCACAGAGGCGGGGATGGAGAGGTTGAACGAGATGCTACGCCCCCGGCCTGCGGGGGTCTATCTGTCCGTCGCAGACGCCCGGCCAGGCCAGGCGAGCATCGGACACTACCGCGCCAACCTTCACCCGCGCTTCGGGAACCTACAGGCCAGGATCAGCGATGGCGGGGTTGTCTATGGACCCTGGCTGGAGGGGACCAGTAGCCGCAACCAGTCGACCCGGTTCAAGGGCTATAGCTCGTTCCGGCGGACGCGCGACTGGCTGAAGAAGAACACCAAGCGGATCATCCGACCGCGAGTGGCCCGGCTCGTGCAGCGCCTTGGGGGTCGTGTCTGATGGCCTTCGATGTCGGTGACACACTGGACCGCATACATAGCTATATCGAGGAATCAGGCCATGTTCGTGGTGGTACTCAGATAGGGGATTATTCAACGCCCCCAGACACCTCGGCGGGACCGGCGGGCTTCGTGACCATGTCAGGTACGAGCGTTGTGGGAATCACGGTGGGGGGACAGCCGATAGAAGTCCAGGTCGTGCTCATCACCCTGATGATTGATGCCAAGCGTGACCCATCCTCCGACGTGGAGAGGCTGCTCGGGGCCGCCACGACCAACATTCAGGCAGAGCTCTTGGGAGAGTATGACCTGGGGGCAACGATTCGGAACGTAGACGTCGCGGGTCAACACGGCTCGCCCATGGCAACGAGATGGGGATATATATTCATCGAGAAGTTTGGATTTCGCAGCGTCGAGATTTCGGTCCCCCTGATAATCGACTGGTCTGACGCAGCCGCCGCATAGGAGCGCAACGAATGGCGACGACATACAAGGTTCTCAATCCTAGAAACATCGAGAAGGGGGTCCGCATCCTGGCGGACAATGACGGCAACGAATGGTACGAGGAAGACCTGTACGTACCGCCCACCGGGACAACGGAGGCCGACATTGACGCCCTGGTGACAAAGGGATTCATAGCGCCGGTGGTAGATAGTGGCTAAACATACCTCTGACGAATCTAAGATCAAGGTTGCTATCGCCGAGGCGTTGGGCCTGGAGCCTAATGAAGTGATGAAGATCGTGATGACCATCGTTCCCCAGGAACCAATTGGGATCGAGGTCTCGGGGATAGTGAATAACTCGCAAGACAAGGCGGTATCCGAAATCATACGGACCTATACCTTGACCGATATGTCTGAACTGAAGGAGGCGGTAGCCGGTGGCTAAGAAAAACGGTCTGGCCCAGGAGTTCTTCATCGAGGGCTACGAGCTCTCTGGCGACGTAGGGTCTCTCCAGGACGTGTCCTCGCCCCACGAGGTGCTGGAAGTCCCGGTCATCAATAAGTCCGGCATGGTCCGGGTGGCCGGGAGGTCGGACGGTGCAATCAGCTTCAATAGCTGGTTTGACGATGCGTCTGAGCTCGCCTTCGACGCCACTAAGGGGCTCCCGACGGCCGATTCAGTGATCCTCTATGCGCTCGGTGGGGCGGTAAACGACGCGGCCGCGTTCCTGACCGCCAAGAGGGTCGAGTATGGGTGGGTCGAGGGCGCTGACGGCAGCCTGGAGCTCTCGATCACGGCCCGGTCCGCGATCGGTATCCCGCTTGAGTGGGGCGTGATGCTGTCGGCGGGCAAGATCACCCATTCGAGCGCGTCCAGCAGTGCCAGCAGGGACGACGGCGCCTCATCGAGCAAAGGGGCGATCGCCGTCGTTGAGATCGTGGACACGGACTCTGGGACACCGACGATCGTCATCGAGGACAGCCCGAACGACTCCTCCTGGTCAACGCTGATCTCCTTCACGGCGGTTGCGAGCGGGTCCGAGCCGAAGGCAGAGCGAAAGACGGTCACCGGGACCATCAATAGGTATCTCAGGATCACGACCACCGGCACGTTCAGCAACTGTGACTTCGCGGTGGCGTACCGGCGCGGCTTGGCAGAGGACGACATTGACCTTAGCTGACCCGACTAAGACCTTCGACATGCGGCGCCCGCCGGACCACTGGCGAAAGGCCAGTTGCGGGGAGATGGAATGTCCGTCCTGGCAGCGAGGATGGATGCTGACGCTCGCGCTGGCGGACGGGTGCGATCATCTGAACAGGGATCGTTGCGATCACCATAATTGCCAGTGGCCGGAGATTCAGTGGGTGGAGGGTGGGGGAACGCATCGGGTGTTCCGGGAGCTCGACCAGATGTCCCCGAACATATTCCAATTCCAGTTCTTCGCAGAGCAGCTTTGCTTTCGGGAGAGCCAGCACCGGATACCGATCGGGCTCGACCCGCTGCTCGTCAGGAGAACAGCCCGCGCGATCCTGACGATGGATGCGGATGAGTGGCACTATCGTTTTAACGAGGACATGTACGAGGCAGAAAGACGGCTAAAAGCCGGATAGGAGAAGGAAATGGCCAAGGAATCAGGACTGGGCATGACGGTTGCGGTGGATGACAGCGCGGCATCGGCGCGGAGCATCGAGAACGACATAACGGACATCTCTTTCGGCATTCCCCGAAACCCCCAGGACGTGACCGGGCTCGACAAGAGCGGCAACGAGCGAATCCTGCTCCTGGCGGACTTCACGGTCACCATGAACGGCGTATTCAATGACGCCGCGAACAGGGCACATGCCGTGCTCAAGACGGTGGGCTCGACCTCGGCGATCCGCACGATCACGATCGTGCATTCCGGGCAGACCCTCGCCAACGAGTGCTTCGTGACCGACTACGCGCTGACCCGCGCGCCAGACGGCTCGCTCGTCTGGACGGCGCCGGGAGTCCTACAGAGCGGGACTGTTCCGGCCTGGTCATAGACTTTACTCCTCTCTTTTGGTGGGGCGGGTGGTGTCCTGTGGTTATCGCTGGCCTAGGGTGTGACGCCCGCCCCGCAAGAGGAGTTTACCAGTCTGTTTACAGATTCGTGTTTAGGAATAGGAAAAGGTGAACAACAATGAAGCCTATGGAGTTCCCGCGAGAGACGGCCGTCATCACGTTTGCAGAGGATACGCTCTGGCACGGCATAGAGGCTGAGTTGTACGTCGATACCCCGCTTTCCTTCTTTATGTGGGTGCGCGACGTCGTCGATAAGCTGCAAGAGGCTGAGGATGACGGCAAGCAGATTGATAACATGAATTCCTTCTTCATCCAATTCGGCAATACGGTCCTGCGGTCCTGGAACATTCAGCAGCAGAGCGTGGATGTGAAAGCGGCTGGCGAGGGGCTGGCGACGCTGTCGCTGAAGTTCGGGGTCGCGTTGCTGGAGGCGTGGACCCGTGCTGTGAGTGAAGCACCCGCCCCTTTAGCACTGCCGTCAGGAAATGGAAATTCGTCGGAGGAGCTCCCGGCCCCGACGGCAGACCAGTCCCAGAGCCGTGGGAACTCGCGAAAGCCAAAATCATTAAAGGGTTCTGCCAAACCTACGGGTGCCTCCCCTCAGAGCTAATGCGAGAGAGTGCGTCGATTCTTCGCATGGAGGCCGTCCTGGCCCTCGATCCCGATGAAGGACAGAGCACTGAGAGCAAGGGCGGGACTGGCCTCCCTGTCCCGGATAAGCAAGAGGCGCAGGAGCTCTACCTGGCAAACATGAGCAAAGTGCTGGACGATGGCTGAAAACAAGATCGAAATCCTTGTCACCGCACAGGACGCCCAGATGGGGCGGGCCTTCGGGCGCATGGGTGATCGGATGCGGAAGCTCGGCACACAGGCCGGGGACTTGGGCCGGTCCTTGGCGGTCCCGGCCGCCGCCCTGATCGGTCTGGCTGCTGTGTCGTTGAAGTCCTTCGCCTCCTTTGAGAAACAGCTTGTACGGGCGGGCGCTGTCTCCAATGCCACAGCCGAAGAACTCAAAGCCCTGGAGACTGCTGCTCGTGACATGGGCCGCACGACCATCTTCACGGCCACCCAGTCCGCCGAAGCGCTGGCCTTCCTGGCCATGGCGGGCAATGACGCCCAGACCTCTATCGAAGCCCTGCCGTCCGTGCTCCAGTTGGCTGCTGCCGGTTCCCTGGAGTTGGGGCAGGCCGCCGACATCGTGACCAACGTCATGGCCGGGATGCAGCTTAGCGTAGAAGAGCTTGGCCATGCCAATGACGTGCTTGTGACAGCCTTCACGTCCGCGAACACCAACCTCCAGCAGTTGGGTCAGGCGTTCAAGTTCGCGGGCCCGGTCGCCTCTGCTGCCGGGGTAGGATTCGAGGAGACAGCCGCCGCGCTGGCGCTCATGGGTAATGCGGGTATCCAGGCGACGATGGCGGGCACTAGCCTACGCGGGGCCATCACCAGGATGCTCAATCCATCGAAAGAGGCCGCCGGTATAATGAAAGACCTGGGAGTCCAGGTGCTAGACACAGCCGGGAATCTTCTGCCGCTCACAGACATAATCCGACAGTTTGAAGAGACGGGTTTGAGCGCGGCTGACGCCATGACTATCTTCGGACTGCGGGCCGGGCCGGGGATGCTTGCGTTGGTGTCGCAGGGGTCCGATGCCCTTGTGACATTGACCAAAGAGATGGAGGACTCTGGCGGGACCGCCAAGCGCATCTCCGATGCCCAACTGGCCACCTTTGCGGGGCAGATGCTCCTCGTCAAATCTGCCGTCGAGAGTGTGTCAATCGAACTCGGTAAGGCGCTGGCGCCTGCCGTGACAGACTTTGTGGACTCGGTGAGGCCGCTGATCGCATCGATGGAAGACTGGATCAAGCAACACCCGGACCTGGTGAGGTGGATTGGTCTGGCCACGGTTGGTATGGCGGCTCTGGCGGCAGTGCTTATGGTTACTAGCCTTGTTATGCCTGGAATTGCAGTGGGTGTACAGGGAGCTTCGTTCGCTTTCAAGGCGTTAGTCCTTGGCACTAACCTGGCTACGGCGGCCCAGTGGCGCTTCAATGTTGCTATGATAGCTAACCCGATCGGCGCTACCGCAGCGATTATCATTGCTGCCGTTGCGGGTATCGTTGCTGCCTTCGTCATCTTCCGAGACAAGATACCAGGCATATTTGAGCATGTGGGTCAGACAATAGCAGACTGGTATAACATGCTTTTCATGCCCATCATCAACCTTGTCATAAGGGGGCTCAATCTCCTACCCGGTGTTGCCATCCAAGAGCTTGGCGAGTTAGCTGACACCTTTGCCGACGCCTTCGAGAATGTCGGGAAGAGTGCGGAGGGCTTCGCGGATAACGTAGCGGGACAACTCAAGAAAATCCGGGAGAGTATTGTTAACATTGGGCCTGACTTTGCGGGATTGGGGGATGATGTTAGTAAGGCCGCTGAGGATGCAAAAGAAGCGATCGACGGATTCACTTCTACGGTTGAGGATGCAGGTACGGCGGTGAGTACTAATTTAGCAACTGTGATCAAGGATGAGGTAGTCCCTTCTCTAAGGGAGATGCACGCGCAACTGATAGACAATGCAGCAGCTGGGGTGGAGTTCGAGAAGACTACTGGCCCGCTCAGGGATGCCCTGGCTTTGATGGCTGACCAAGGTTTGGGCAACTACATCATTGCGCTCGATAAGGGTCGGCTGTCTATGGAAGATTTCATGTTCACGTCCGAGTCCTTAAGGGCCGCACTTGAACGAAAGCTCACCCCTTCTTGGTTCCAGCTTCGACAGGAGATAGCACGTACTGCCCTGGAGACCTTTGAGACACAGAAAACCCTGGGCACCTTCGGGGATGCTGTCAGCTTACTGATAGATAATCAAATGGCGGACCTAGTCCAGCAGTTCATTGATGGCGCTGTATCAGCAACGGAGCTCATGGATGCAGCGGAAGGGTTGAAGAATAAGTTCAAAGAACTCAGTATGCCTGCCCAGCGGTTAATCGGGGCTACTGACGAGTTGAAAAGGGAAATGGTATCGGCGAAGCTCTCTGCCATGGGCCTAGAGAACGAACTGGGTCCGCTCCGCGAGGCGATGACCCTGCTGGCCGAAAAGGGCCTCGGGGTCTACATTCGCCAGTTACAAGAGGGGATGTTGACGGAGCAGGAGTTTATCGCGGTGGCCCAGGACGTCCGGGACGCCATGGTGGAGATCGCAGATGTGATAACCGAAAGATTGGTCCCAGGGTTGACGGAAGCACAGTCCGCCCTGGTGCTCGACAAACTGGCGGCCCTCGAACTCGACCCCGTACTGGGACACCTCAGAGATGCCATGACTGTGCTCGCGGAGGAGGGGTTGGGTAGCGTCATCCAAAAACTCGCGGATGGTACAATCGGCAAGTATGAATTCCTACAGGCGGCGCAGGACGTGAGGGATGTTCTCCTGGAAGAGAATGCGGCCCTCGCGGAACAGGAGGCCAGGCTCCAGGCGTTGAAGACGGCCACAACCGAGATGAAAGACGCGTCGCGGATACGCCCCTCTGGGATCACCAAGACTGCCAGAGAGACGATTATCGGGTTCCTGGGGGGTATACCCCCAGGATTGGCAAAGGTTCTTGAGGAGATGCTGCTTTCTACTACAAAGAGAGGGCATCCCATAGTCGCCCTCTCTGAGTTCCAGGGCGGTGGTGTTGTCGGCGGACCCGTCGGGGCACCTCAATTGGCGGTCGTCCATGGCGGGGAGACCATCACACCCGCCGGGCGTAACAAGGGCGCCCAGCAAGTCCTAAACATCACCATGCAGATCATGGGCAACGTCTACGGGATCGACGACCTCGACGAGCACATCCGGCGGACCTGGCGCGACACGGCGACGCGGGGCGGCTTCGACGGGCTTGTGGCGGTGAGCTAGTATGGCTAACGGTCTGGTACATAAGACGCAGGGGGCAACCTACACCCAGACGGAGTTCGAGGCCGAGGACGGCCATACTTTCGGGGCCAACCAGGCTACTGGCGATCTCCTATACGCGTCGTCCACGACGGTCCTGCGGCGGTTGGGGGTCGGGTCCAACAACGACATCCTGACCATCTCTGGCGGTATCCCTGCCTGGACCTCTAGACCGACGCTAGGCGGCTTCGTCGAACGGTCGTTCATCGAGGGCATGTTGCAGCTTGGTGATATGAGAGGGCTCTGGGTTCCCGCCCTGACCGGCACGACGCTGACAGACAAGTCCCGAAATGCTCGAATCGTCACCTGGTCTGAGACAATTGCAGACTTTGACATCTCACCCGCCGAGCTCGGCTTCGGCTATGACGTGTCCTTCAACGGTACGAATGAAGAGGGGGATGTCCCGGACAACAACGACTTCTCCTTCGGCGACAGCGAGAGTGACCAGTCCTGCACCGTGTGGGCGATAGTCAACCCGGACACCGTCAGCGGCACTGATGTACTCCTGAGCAAGTACGACCTCACAAGCGGGTCCACCAAGAGGGAGTGGAGGCTGTTCCTGAATGCGGGTGCCCCTAACTTCGTCCTCTATGACGAGAGTGCTGGAGCGAATATAGGTCGATCTGACGCTACGGCGCTCTCGACAGGCACCCGAGTTCTTCTTGTAGCAACATATGACGGGTCTGCGGCGTCAACAGGAATCAGGGTATATGTTGACGCCGTTCGCCTGGACGATACTGACCAAAACTCTGGCACCTACGTGGCGATGGAGAACACCGCCTCCCTGGTGCGAGTGGGCTTCGAGCAAGGGACTTCGGCAGGACAGAGTTTCCTCGATGGCAAGATGGCCTCCTGGGGCATTATCGGCAAAGCATTGTCGCAGAATGAGGTATGGCGACTGAAAGAAGTGGTCAATCTCTACTACCAGATTAGCTTATAGGAGTGAAGTATGGGTACTATATCAATCACGTACCCCGACGAATATCGGGCGGACATCATGGAAGGGTTGCGGCGCTATCTCGACGAGGACGCCGAAGGGCTGACAGACGATCAGGTAGCCAAGAAGGCCGTTCGCCGATTCTTGCGTATCCAAACCCGTCCGGTCGTGCGTGTCAGGGTAGCCGGAGCGGCCGTCATCGCTGCCCAGACCGCACTTTCAGCCAAGGAGGAAGAGGCTGTCCGGGCTGTCAAGGCGCGTCAGGACGCCGAGATCGCAGCCGAAACCGCCGTCTACACTGCATTCGGGTCCGATAGCTAAGAGGGTCAGATGCCGTATATCGAAGAGTACGGGCGCAACGTAGAGCTCAGGGAAATGGAAGGTCTCTGGGCTCCCTTATACGAGGCTGTGTTGGGCATTCTCGGGACATCGGGCATCATCCTGCCGATAGGAGACCTGGAGTTCGGCCAGCCCAACGCCACGACATTCAAGGCTCATGGCGATCTTCAAACCACCTTCACGTGGTCGGAGCCTCCGAATTCCTTCGATACGAAGCTCGATCTGACTGATCCCGATAGCTTTCAAGGCATCATCCCAATTATCGCCTTCAATGGCACAGATGAACAGATGGACACGCCGGACTCTGCCGACTTCACAAGGCTAGAGACCGGCAATCCGTTCACCTGGGGCTTCTGGCTCAATATAGATTCAGCGTCTAACTATGTGCTGGTGTCTCGATGGGCGTCTGGCTCCGAGTTGGAGTACCAGGTTCAGCTAACAGCCGGCAAGCCAGAGCTTACCCTTCGTGATGCCTCGGCAGCTGTGAGCGTGAACCGTGTGGCTGATGCTGCCATTACTGCCGGTGTTTGGAGATTCGTAGTCCTCACCTATGACAGCACGGGCGGCTCTGACGCGATGGGCTCATCGGGGTCTACCCAGGACAATGTCACCATCTACGTGGACGGGGCTATCGTCGCCAGTACCGCAACGGACAACGGGAGCTACGTTGCGATGGAGAATAAGGCACCAGTGACTGCCCTCTTCTACCTCGAACGCAGCAATGGTAACTATTACTCGGGCGAGGCCGCTGGCGGACCCCTGGGACCGTTCTTCACCCAGATTGAGCTCACACCCGACCAGGTGCTGCGACTCTATCAGACAGGCCGTAGGGGACTGGCATTGTAATGGTAGACACGAGCCAAAAGGTAATGGTCGATTGGGACAACAACGATGTCTTCACCGGCACCGGCGAGGACATCACGTCACGCGTCATGTACCTGGAGTGGGAGCGCGGCCGTGACAGCGATTCCCAACTGGTGGGCAAGTCGAGCGGCGGGCGGATGATGGCGGTGCTGAACAATGAATCGGGTGACTACTCCAGCTTCAAGACCGATAGCCCGATAGCCGGGAACATCCTTCCTGGTCGTAAGGTCCGAATCGAGACCGGCGCCGACAAGTCCTTCCCGTACACCTTCCCCATCGTGTGGGGCGGAAACGCCTTATGGTCGGGGTTCCTGCATCGGCTGACACCGCAGCCGCGCGTCGATATGCCAAACGTCGCCGTCCTGGAGGCGTGGGGTCCGTTGGGTCACATGAACGAAGACAAAATCCAGTTAGCGATGGCGACGAGCAAGACCACCGGCACGGCCATCGGGGAAGTGCTGGACGAGGCCGGGTGGCCCGCCGGGGACCGTTCCATTGATACCGGCCAGACGACCATGAAGCGCTACTGGGTGGACCGGCAGCGGACCTTGAGCGCCATGAGGCTATTCGAGGAGACCGAAGGCGGCTTCCTGTTGGAGAGCAGGGACGGGCAGGTCGTATTCCAGGACCGGCACTACCGGCTCGTCTCCCCCCGGACGACGAGCCAGGCGACCTGGTCGGACGCGCCGGGGGCAGGGATAACGTACCGCAAGATTGACCAGCTTGACGAGCTCGCATTCATTTACAACGAGTTCGAGGCCGAGATTCAGACGTATACCGTCGGGTCTCTGGCCGTCCTGTGGACCCTCTCCGAGTCGGGATCGAGCTCACCGAAGATAGCGCCGTCAGAGGCGAAGACCTTCTGGGCTCGGTTCCCGAATCCTGACTCGGCGACCGACGCCTTCGCCGTGGATGCCTGGACTACCACGGCCGCTACAACCGACATGACCGCCAATAGCGCCAGCGGCGGGGGCGGCACGAACCTTACGTCGAACATCGGCATCGCGGTCTCGAAGTTCGGGAACTCGATGAAAATCACGCTGACCAACAACCATGCCAGCCTGGACGCTTTCATCACGCTCCTCCAGGCGCGTGGCACTCCCGTGGCGGCAGATGATCCCGTCCGCAAGACGGCCGACGACTCCAGTAGCCAGACGAAGTATGGGACGCGGACCTTCCCCTCGCGGGCCCGGTTCATCCCGGACACCGACGAGGGCCAGGACTGGGCCGATTTCAACCTGAGCATCTACAAAGACCCGCAGCCGATAATGCGGATCGAGATCATAGGCAATGTGAGCAGCGGGAACATCCAGGAAATCCTCGAACGTGACCTCTCGGACCGGATCACCCTTGTGGCGAACAACGCCGCCGAGCTATGGGCGTCGTCCCAGTCCGAGGACTTCTTCATCGAGCGTGAGCACCACTACGTGATTCCGGGGCAGATGCACCGCGTCGTGTTCGACATCAGTCCCGCCACCGGATATAGCGGCTTCTGGACGCTGGACGTCTCCAAGCTCGACACCGAGACGAAGCTGGCTTACTAATGCCGGACATCATCTACAACCATGAGGACTGGCAGGGAATCGACTTCGGCTCGTTCGTGGCCGACACCTGGATCAATCTCAAGCGGTCCTGGCCCATGCCGAAGTTCCCCGACTTCCCGGTCAGCGCGTCGGTCATAGAGGCGTATATCAACGAAGGCCGGTGGATCGCCGAGTGTCCAGCGGGGTGTGGCAACGCTGTTGTGCCGGAGAAGGTGAATCCCACCTTCCTCTGCCTATCGCCGCCGCACATCTGTCCGGCGCCCAAGCAGTGGTTCAAGGTAGAGTACCCACGCTTGAAGAGGGCGATCGAGATTGAGCTCCTCAAGCGTCCGGCAAAGCGGGCATTCTTTGCTGCCAATCGTCATTGGTTGCCCGGAGAGAGCTTGAACAAACTCCGCGAAGAGACTATAGCGGGAGGGATCGTTTAAATGGCCTGGACGACTCCCAGGACGTGGGTGACGGGCGAGGTGGTCACGGCCGCCTTGATGAACACGCACATTCGCGACCAACAAAATGAGCTAGATTTGCACGTCCACGGCGGTTCAGCGGGCGACGGGGATGATCAGCTTGCGGGCGTCGATTCCGTCAACATGGACGACATCTCGGCACCGTCAGCGCCGGGTTCCAACAAGACGATCCTGTTCGCGGTGTCTGGGGCGTTCAATCAGCGGGCTGGAGCATCAGGCGCCACGCAGGTACTGATTCATAACGCCACGAGCGCCGGGGGAGACCTCGCCGGGACGTATCCGAGCCCCACGATTGCCGCCAACGCTGTGGCTGCCGACGAGCTCGGCCTGCCTACGGCGAAGGGCGGCCTGATTTCTTATTCCAGTGCCCCGGCGGAATTGGCCGTTGCCGCAAACGGCGCGATTCTGGAAACCGACTCTGCTGAGGCGACAGGTCTCAAGTGGAACACTTCGGCCCGCCTGGCCAACGTGACGGTCAAGTCGGCTGATGAAACCGTGAACAATTCAACAACTTTGCAGAATGATAATGATCTCAAACAGGCGCTCGGCACAAATGAAACCTGGGCCTTCCTACTATTCATCCGTTCAATTTCCAACGCCACTGCTGATATCAACTTCACTATGACGGGGCCAGGTAGTTCAACGCTAGCCTTTATGAGGATAGGAGTCGATACGGCGCTCGCCCCGGAAGTCGAAGTCACGGGGGGGGGCTTCATGGGTGGAGGCAGTGCAAACACTCATATGATGATCCAGGGAATCATTCGCACCGCAGGAACATCAGGGGACCTGCAATTTCAATGGGCTCAAGCTGTGGCAAACGTATCCGATACGAAAGTGCTCCAGTATTCCACCCTGCTGGCGTGGAAAGTGGAAGGATAGAGGAGACGAGGGCGACTAAATGATACTCAGACTGATCATAGAATACGTGATCCGCAAGCTCGTGGCGACCATCGAGGAGAGGGCGGGGGATACCCACGCCCGCCTGGCGAAAGCTGCCCTGGACGACTTGTATAAGGGCGTGAAGGCGTATCAGGACGGGGTGCTCACACAGAAGGAGCGGGCCGGGATCAAAGAGAGCGCCGTGGCCTGGATAGATAGAATCCCGACTGTGGACTGAGGAGCGGGCCGTTGTGGGAATGGCGCATGATTAGGCCGAGGCTCATCATACCGAACCCACTGCCAGGGATATGGGCCGCCCTGGTGTTCCTGTTCTGGGGACTCCCGGCGAGACTCGTGTGGCATTGGCCCCGTAGAGCCATCTCAGCGTCCCTCAGAGGCGTTCTATGGTGTCTCAGGTGGGTATGGGCAGGGATGTGTTTCCAGGGCCGTCTCCTGCGGGCATCCCCGTTCGCGTTCTATCGATTGCTCGGACGCCGAAGGGATGCCCTCGTGGCGAAGGTCGAGTACTGCCACGCTGAAAGCGCCAAATGGAGGGCGTGCTGGTCATGTTTGAAGCTCCCATACTCCGGGCTACGCGCCTGTGGGTTAACTCCGCAAGCCGCTGTCGGGATTCTGGTAGCTGGCAGCACGGTTGGTGGTGGAGTCGTAGTTGAAAAAACTATATTTGCAAACGCGAGTTTTAGCCGTGGAGATAGTGGTACTTACGCAGCGCCTCTGGATATCCCGACCTCATATTCTGAGGGCAATAACACTCTGTTAATCCAGCTTTCGGCTGTCCCAGTGGGGAGCATTGAAATTTCAGCGGTCGACTTAGCCACATCGTATTCCAACAGTACGCTGCCGTCGGGTGAGACCAACGCCATCGAGATAGGTGGGAGCGCAGCCCTCTCAAACTACCTCGAAATCGGTCATTTAATTATCGACAGATGGCGTTGTGAAACTTTCAGAATGGAGCATACCGAGACTCATACTCTAGAAATTACGGGTTCGGTGGCCGACGGCTTGAGCATATCGCCTGTGCCAGGGGTCATCCGTAAACGTGCAGTCGGTGGCGGGTTAAGGGCTGAGAGCATGAGCGTGGCTAACTCCACCTATGACCAAATCCGTATCATTAGTGGGACAGCCTCAATCAACGGGCAGGTGGATGTCCTCCGCATTTCCAACCTGGCGAGTCGCGGGGGCGGGTGCCTCATCAGCCGGGTGAAGGCCGGAACCATCACCATCGAGTATTTAACCGTGGGAAAAGGTAACGGGCTAAGTCTAAAAGACCTAGTAGTTGCCACATCCACCAGCTATTCCATAGCGGACATCTCAGACAATGTGGAGGAATTGGTGTCACCGTTGCCAGCACCCTGATCTGAAGAGTAACCATAGCCGACAACGTCGAGGTTAGCATCAGCCCGCCATGAAACTCCGACCGCAAATCCTCGTCGCTATTATTTGCGCGACTATATTCGCTATCGCAGCGCTCTGGGTAGGTATGAAGATGGACGCCACGGAGATCATAACTGGAGTGGTCACTGGTATTTTCGGCTTCTTGGCCGGAACCTCAATGAAGATACTGGAGTCGGAGTAGCCGGTCCGCCCGCAACCCCCCATTGTTCGACCGCCTGCTAGCCCCAGGGCCAACGATAGGGCCGGGGCGCTCCGATCCTACGGCGCGACACCGTTCCGTCGCTGTGCGGGCCTCTGCACAGCCCCCGTTTTCTGGACACAAAAAAATAGCCCCGACCTACCCATGTCCAGTGGATAAGCCGGGGCTTGGGGGGAAGGCCGCTTTCACGGCCCGTCGTGCATCATGCACCTCCTCGATCGAGGGATTCAAGGGGAATCAGGGTCACACCTCCATCCTTCTCCCCGCCTTCGGGGCCTGTACGCTCGGGTCTGCCATCCGGTACACGCCGGGCTTGCTGGCGCTGATGTACCGACCGCTGGCCTGTTTGCGTAGCCGCTCGATTCCTTCCGGGTCCACGCGGGACACCGGCACGATGTACGCGGCGGCCTCCTGCAAGGTGCATCCCAGCCGGTCCGCGATGTCCACGCACTTCTCTATCTCCGCGCCGGTCCAACCGTCATCTTCGGGAGGAGCCCCCAATCCTGAGCGATTGAAATAGCCAGCGTATACGCCACTCGGAGCGTTCCACATAAGGTAGATTTCCCAGATCGCGTCCCTCTCGTCTCGATCCGGTAGGTCGAAGTAGTATGTCCCTAGGCCGAACCGTCGCCGTAGCGCCGGGGGCAGGTTCTTGACCTCGTTGCTGGTGGCGATGAAGAGCACTTCGTCGCTGCCCACCGCGCTGATGATCTTGAGCGCCTGACGTATGCTGCGCTCTGCGCCGCCGACCAGGCCGCCCCCTGCCGCCTTGAGGCCGCCCAGGTCGAGCTTGATCGTGGGGATACCGGCCTCGTTCCCGGCGGCCTTCGCCATGACCGACTTGGCCGCACCGGGCGGGCCGACGAAGATCATCCCCGTCGCCTTCGTGTCCTGCATGTACTCAAGCATGACCCCAAGATAGTCCTGGGAGACGCCTGACGTGTCCTGAGAGCCCTCGGATGACCCGGACATGGCCTTCTCGATCTCGTCAATGAAAACGATGGCCCTGGGGGCCCGCTTGCCGGTGATGATCGCCCGCAGGAAGGACTTTATGTTCTGGACCCCGCCGATCTTGTCGTAGGACTCGGCCCGGCGTCGCGTCGATCATCTGCCGCTTGCGCTCCCAGAGGGCGTCGAGGTCGATGCCGCCCGGTGTCATGCTCAGGGCACTGGCCTGTTGCGCCGCGAACGCGGAGAGGCCGGTGAGTGCATCGCTGGCGAGTATGGATACAGGCGGGGTCAACTTCTCTTCAATGCTAGGGTAGTCCTGCGCGACGTCTTCAAAGGTCTGGGCCACGACCGCCTGTAGCGCCTCGGTGTCCGGCAGCGGCTCGTCGATCATGTACACGTCCTGCTCCAACTCCGCCGGTAGCGTCAGCGACGGGGCCAACAGGATCACCATCCGGCCCGTCGCTGCTGAGGGCTCACGACTGTTTCCAAGTGCCTGGGAGACCATCGGGTCGTCCTCGATCAGCCGGTGGGCGTTCCGATCGTGGCCGCCCCGTACAACTCGGCGGGCCACCCTTCTGGTTCGCTCTCGCTGATCCGTGCGATCCCGCGCGCCATGTCCCACACTAGCACGGGCGTATCGCCGTTGATTAGCTCCGCCAGGCTCCGTACAGTCGCCTGCTGATCCATCGTCGTGACGGCCACTATCGGCACGCTGACGCGCCGGGCTGCCTTGAACTGGTCTATGATGCTTGCTATCATTGTCTTCTCCTTGTTTGGGTGAAGGGCCGGGTCTAGGGGTATCCCCCTCCCGGCCCTTTGCTTGCTCTATTCCTAGACCGCGTCCTCAGACCTCATCCTCAAAGCTGATTTTCCGCGTGGGCTTGAGCATCGTGTTGGCGTCCATGATGCCCCGCACGGCCTCCAGGCTGCTCTTGACCACCGCCCGCGCCGTCGAGTCCCTGCGGAGCCGGTCCGGCGTCGTGCCGTTCATTATCTCTCGGGCCGATGCGACCAGCCCCGCGAGTTCCTCATCCCCGACGACGTTGCGCCCCTCGAACGTGGCGAAGAAGTCGGCCATGCCGGTTATCAGGGTGTTGCGGAACGTCCTCGGCTTGCCGCGCCGCGTCCCGTCCGTCTCCATTCCCAACCGCTCGACCGCGTGATCGAGTATGTCCGCGAGTTCCTGCCGCATGGCCTGCTGAATCTCCGTGACTTCTAGGCGGGCCGCCTCGATCGCCTTCTCCCGTTCACGCGCCAGCAGTTCCTTGGACACGTTCGCCAGCGCCGAGGGGGTGTCGAGGGTGAGATAGGCGTACTCACACCCGAAGTACCGGCGCATGTCCTCGGCCGGGGGGTAGTCGGTGACATCGAACAAGTCCCGCAGGGTCTCTCGCGCCGTCTCGACCAGGGCCGGGTATGACTCGATGAAACGATCGATGATCTCACCGCGCTTGACCCGATATTCTTCGATATACGTCTCGAACGCCTCGATGGTCGCCACGGGTAGCCGGTGCATACCCGGCTTGAGGAGCCGCGACGGTAGCGAGTTCGAGAAGAGCCACCGTTTGAGGTCCGTGTCCAGGGCTATGACCTCGTCCCGCTCTGGGGACTTCACCAGTTCCTTGCTGACTCGTATGGCCGTCTTGTCTGCGTTGACCTCGACCTGGGCCGAGGACACCGTGCGCCGGTTGCCCGGCACGCCGATCCTGATGCTCAATACGACCGTCGAGTCCTGTAGGTTAGTTGCCATGTGTTGCCTCTCTTCCATGATGCCGGTGCGCTCGTGCAACCGGGTTGCGGCGCTTCGTGGTGGTCCCGCCCATGAGTTGATCGATCAGCCGGAGCAGGTC